TGCAGTTCCGCCTAAGCCTGAAGGCGAAGACATCAAAATGGACGACCCGATTCAGGGCGGCACGACTCGGTACCAGCCGGTCTCTTACGGCATGGGCTTCCAGGTCACGAGAGAAATGTGGGATGATGATCAGTACGGTATCATCCGCAAAGTCTCGACCGACTTCGCAGGTTCCATCCGTCAAACGATCGAAACTGGCGCCATCGGCGTCTTGGTCAATTCGTTCACCTCAACCAAAACAATCGACGGAGCGAACCTGATCGGCACGCACAACTTGTTGGGTGGAGGCACGTACAGCAACGCCTCTGCAACCAACATGGCGTTCAGCGTCGCCGGCATCCAGGAACAGCTTCTCATCTTCGAGAAGATGGTCAACGAACGTGGTCTCTTGAAGCGCATGGTACCGGAAGAAATTCTGGGTCCGGTCGACATGCAATTCAAGATGCAGGAAATCTTGCACAGCTCGTACAAGCCCTATTCGGGCACGAACGAGGTCAACAGCGTGCAGGGTCGCCTCACACCGAAGATCAATCATTACCTCTCGAGCACGACTGCGTGGTGGGTTTTGTCCCGCCGCCAGGCGCACACGTTGAAGGCTTTCTGGCGCACACAGCCCGAATTCGACTCGCAGGACGATTTCAGCACGAAGGGTGCAGCGTACAGCGTGTTCTTCCGCGTGGTGTTCGGCGTCACGTACTGGCACGGCATTACCGGCTCGCCGGGGCAGTAAGGAGAGAATATGGCTCAGAATTTTCCTGATACAATAATTCTCGACCCTTATCTCGGCGGTGAGGCGAAGACGACCGATACGTGTTCGGGAGGGCGACTTATGAACGCCCTCCCTCACACCGATGGTATGCTCTTCGCGAGTGCTTGGGATATTGGTTCGAATTCAACGAACCTTGTCTTGACACGTAACGCAGCCGGAGATTGGTCGTTGAATCGTACGGCGGCTGGAGCGGAAACGTATTACGTTCGTTTCTCGCTGTCGGATATTCCCTTCCTTCGCACGGGAGAGACTTACAACGAATCGTTGTTTGGAGGATCTTCACTACAGACCTACAACACCTCAGCGCCTGCAAAGGGGCTCAAAGTGACGGACATTTTCGTCGCGATGAATGTGGGTGTTGTGGCTTTAACATCCGCCACACTTCGCTTGGGCAAAACGGTGTACGCGTTGGAAGGTGCGGCGCAAGCCGCTCCGGTTCAAACGGACATCCAAGCCGCCACTGCGTTGGGCAGCCTTGTTGTCAACACGGCAGGCCAATACCTGACGCAAAACGTGCCTGTAGCTGCACCTATTTTCTTCACCGACGACATTTCGCAAGCTGAAATCGAACTTGCAGTCGTCATGGCTAACACCGGCACGATTCGTATCGCGGGCATCGGTGCTCACTGTTACTTTAACTTCGACTAGAAAGGGGCCGTCGTGATTGAGGAACTTAAACTTCTACTATCGTTAGTGTCCACTCTCATCAGTTTGGGCATCTTCGGTTTGTTGTTTAAGCTCAACGTGCAATGGTCCCAGATCGTCGAACGATTGGATGTTCTTTGGGAGGCATATTGTGAAGAGCACAATGTGCCTTTCAAAAGCATCTCGAAGGCAGAGAGGTTTTAACATGGCAAACGTACTGAATGCCAGCCCGCTAGTGCTTGACGGATCTTCTCTAGGTACGGTAATCATTCCATACCAATTGAAGATCCTTCATGTGGAATTCACCAACTACACGGGCACTACCGCTGCCACGTTACAGTTGGCGGATCGATTCGGGCATGTGTTCTGCAACATGACAGGCACGTCGGATGGACAAGAAGTCAGGACCGCTAAGGTGGGATGGACACACGGGATTCAGGAAATCACCCACACGAGCGGTGTTGCGCTGGTTTACTTCGAGTAAGGAGAGGAAAATGGTTCAGGGATTAAAGCTTTTCTTGATTTCGATTCTGCTGTCGGTCTTGGGATTTGCTAACATCATAATCCCTGCAACCGTTTCTGGAGTTATTCAGGACGCGGGAGGAAACGTCGCAACTAGCGGTACGGTTGAGTTCGACATTTCACCCGCGTCATCTTCGATACATTATTACGTGCCTGGAGTGGCGACGGTCGTGCCGTTGTCGACCGTCTGTGGCATTACCTCGACAGGAACGTTAGTGAGCATGGTAGGAGGTATCAATACCTCCAACCCTTGCACTGTTTGGGGCAATGATATGATTGCGCCTGCCAACACCACCTACACGGTTGTCTTTTCGCCTGGTGGTGTACAAACGTCGAGTGTGTCACAAGAAGTGATCATAGGACAAGCTTACAACCTCAACAATCCTGTGTTTGCTCCCCAAGCTCAGTTGATTCCGCAATACAATACTATCGTAACCGCTCCACTGCAGGGCAATATTGTACCTTCGGCCAACAATTTGTTTACGCTTGGCAATGCCCAGTCTTGGTATTCTTCGGCTTTCATTAACGTGTTGCACATCAATACCTGCATCGGAGCGGGATGTGGTACGGGAGGTTCGGGCGGATCAGGTATGACCTGGACAGGTACCTGTAGCAGCACCCCTGTTTACGCTGCGCTGAGTGCTTGTACGTATGGGGGTTCGAGTTACATCACTCCCGTCCTTACAACCGGGGTGCTGCCTCCAAACTCCCCCTGGCAGGTAATGGCGTTGCAAGGATCGGTTGGTCCTACAGGCGCCGCAGGTACCCCGGGAAGCACGGGAGCCACGGGACCTACAGGAGCGACGGGCGCTAACGGCACCAACGGAACGCCGATTGTATGGTTAGGGTCGTTTTCTTCTGCGC